CATGGTGAACAAACTTAAACAGCGGCGAACGCGCCGCCTTAAAGCAGACGTGACCTGGTGGAAAGCTGAAGCGCAGGACTGGAAAGATATCGCGATGGAGCACGCAGCTGAAATAGACAGGCTACGCGCGCTGGTTATCAGGGTGCCAATGCCGGTAGTAGTCCCTTCGGCTTTAATTGCAGAATTAACAATGGAGAAAGCAATTGAACGACTTAATGATTGACCTAGAATCGATGGGCAAAAAGCCAAACGCGCCGATCGTCTCAATTGGTGCCGTCTTTTTTAACCCTCAAACAGGTGAACTTGGACCTGAATTCTATACAGCTATTTCTCTTGAAAGCGCAATGGTTCAGGGAGCAGTCCCGGATGGTGAGACGATTCTGTGGTGGTTAAAACAAAGCCCAGAAGCGCGCTCAGCTATTTGTGTTGATGATGCAATGCCGATCGCTGATGCATTGTCAGAACTGAGCCATTACATCCATCGCCACGCAGATAACCCTAAATTCCTTAAAGTCTGGGGTAACGGATCGACCTTCGATAATGTAATTTTGCGCGGAGCTTACGAACGCGCTGGACAAATTTGCCCATGGCAATTTTGGAATGATCATGATGTCCGTACAATTGTAACGCTGGGGCGTAGTGTCAATTTCGATCCAAAGAAAGATATGCCGTTCGTTGGTGATGTACACAATGCCCTTGCAGACGCGCGCCACCAGGCAAAATATGTGTCTGCAATTTGGCAGAAACTGATCTCTGCCACCAGCAACGAGTAGTAAACCAGTAAGCCCGGGTGCAGCCGGGCCTTATGGAGAAGGAAACCATGGCAAAGCTGATGAAAGCGAGTCAATGGGGACGACGCGAGTTCACCGACGACTCTGTTCCTGATAACCGAACGATTAAACGCTGGGTCGAAAACGGATTACTCATGGGAAGGATCGTAGACGGTTCAGTTTTTGTCTATGAAACCGAGAAGTGGGGAGTTGACTCAATTGTTAATCAGGCGGTACGTCAGTTAATAATTGAGGGTTGATCATGGCAGCAAGGCCACGAAAAAAAGAATACCGCCACCTTCCTGATTATCTTTTTTTTGATAAAGATCGTGGCGTGTATAAGTTCACTCTTATAACTGGGAAAAAGAAAACTCTCGGTTCGGATCGAGTAATGGCTATCGCCATTGCCCGAGAATATAACCTTAGGATGCGCCCTGAAAATACACCGTCGATAGATTCATTAATTCGGGAATCGGGAGGACTGAATGGTGAAGCCAACCCGTTTTCTGAGCATGTTGATCGCATAATGGAGAGAGCGATCAAAGATGAGCAGCCGTCTAAAAGCACACTTGACGATTGGAATAATGATGCCATTAGGGTTAAAGACTTTTTTAATAACATACCCGCGTGTGACATTGAGCTTGAGCACGTAAATGCATACATACGAAATTACCATTCTGAATCATCGGCCAATGTTCAGAACCGAAAAGTTAGCTTCCTGAAAAAGCTATTCTCTTATGCTGTGGATGAATCGCTAATGATGGATAACCCTGCAACACGGAAAAAAATGCGGCGTGTCGATAAAAAGGTCCGCCGGCGACTTACTCTGGAGCAGTTCCTGGCCATACATGCAGCTGCTGAACCTTGGCTGAAGACTGCAATGGACCTTGCATTACAAACTACGCAAGCGCGCCTAGAAGTTTCCCGGATCCGGTACTCGATCAAGGAACCTAAAGAAGGGGTTTGCGGCTGTGTATGGTTCGATCAGGAAGAGGCTGGCATATTCGGAACGCTTTACATTCATCGGCAAAAAGTGCAACACAAAGAGGCCTCACACGTTGCTATTCCGATCGGCAGGGCCCTGAAAGAGATCATCGACAACAGCAGAGACAATGTGGCCAGTCCTTATGTTGTTCACCGGCTTCTGGAAAAGAGAAGCAATCCTATAAGCAAGGAAGTTAACCACCCAACACAGGTGGCCCCTGATTATTTGAGCAGGGCATTTTCAGAGCTGCGTGACCAGTTAGGTGTAGCGGCAGAGCTGCCTATCAAAGAAAGGCCAACGTTCCACGAGATAAGAGCACTGGCAGCTCATATGTTCGAAAAGCAAGGTATCGATCCGCAGGCAAGAATGGCCCACAGTGATGCAAAATCTACAAAAATTTACACCCAAAACCATGTTGAATGGGTCGAAGTTCCTCATGGGGAGATTTTTAAAAATATAGTTAGAAAAGCATAAAGAAAAGGGACCGATATCGGTCCCTATTCTTAGGAAGCTTTAGTCTTTACCATCTCTGCACATCTATTCAGTAACTTCTCAGCTGTTTTAATAGCGACTTGAGAATCTAACTCAGAAATAGTCGCCTCAAGCTTATAGTCACTTATGATACGCTGGTCTTTTAACGATTGCAGAGCAATTCCTAACCCTATAAGAGTCTTTTTAGGGTATGGTTCCGCATCATCTCTCCAAGCCATTGTAGTCAAGTAATCTATCAAACCCTGATGATTATCTTTCGGCCCTTGCTTAAGGTGCGGAAGAACATGGTGATAAGCACCATAGTAAGCTCGCGCCACTGCATTTCTATAACCAATTTCATCTTTACGAGAAGCACAAAATTTTGCTAACTCAATAAAATCTGTACTAGTTACAGGCATGGCTATCTACCTCTTCGAGACCTTGGTACCAGACGCTAAAATTCTTACCCAACAAAGAATCATTTTCTGCAAGTGAAAAAGCTATATCTAGATTCATATCAGAAATTACATCAATGTCGTTTGTTTTTAACGTCATTATATATGATGCCGTATTCTCTTCCGGCACAAAAACAAAAGCGATTGATGCTGGTCGCACATTATAATTATCAGCAATATCCAGCATACTTTGAGCCACAAACATATATTGCTCATGAGTAAGTGAAGAAGACTCTTTAAATCTTGCGGTATCTATTACGATATCTACTGAATCCTCTTTCATTTTTTCTGCATCCTTTTTATCAGCAGCATCAATGAAACGTTCTGCATATATTAAAGCTTGGTCAATGTTTCCGCTAAATAAATTAGTTTCCCAAGCAAAAGTAAGCATGGTTTTAGAGCCATAAGTACCAATCAGTCTCTTAGTGAGGGCTGAGAGTTGCTTATGAGTACCGTAATCTGAAAGGTATGTAGCATAGTTTAGCGCATAGGTATCAATACCTAAGCGCAAGGCTTCCTCAAAAAAGAAGATCGCATCTTCCTGGCGGCCATTTGCAGCACAAGCTAAAGCCTTCAGATAATCTTCTGAAAGCGGATCGTTCAGTTTCTCAATCTCACGAATGTACTTATGGAAATTGAAATCATCTAGCTTATTTCTGTATTTAAGATAATCAACTAACTCACCGCTGATTTCTATGTATTTTGGCAACGCCTCTGGCATCAATCTGTCCTTGTGCTTCGGTAAGGAACCTAGTTGCTTTCTAACTAAGCAATCTTCACATGATGGCTAAGGGTACAGCACAGGTGAGCAGATTTCCAATATGAAATTCGTTGTTTCGGGTATGTCAAGGGTTGACTTTAGAAAATATACAATCTTACTCAACACCTCATAATTTAGATACTATGAAAAGACAATAAGGCTGTGGATAACTCTAGTTTATCCACAAAATCGCTCTTTTCGAGAAGTACAAAAAGTGCGGTTCGGAAGGGGGCCTAATCAATCGTCGCTCATTATCCCCTGGGGTAAAACCACCTCTAACTTATTGATGTATATAGTGCAGGTTTTGCAAAAAATGCACTGTTTGCATACACAGTCAAATGCATCCCCGCGCCAGTATTTGCAAGGGTTCCAGAGGTTTTACCGCAGTGACATGGGGTGTCGGGGGTCGGAGGTTCAAATCCTCTCGTGCCGACCAAAAACATCCTGAAAACCAGCCATATGGCTGGTTTTTTTATTGCACGTCGTCAGGTGTTTTCATCAGATAACAGAGCGTCAGCAGACAGATAACCGCCCCGGTATAAAACGTATATTCCGCACCCCACGTTTCCCAGATAACCCCGGCCACTACGCTGGCAATCAATAATCCAACGCCACTGACCATGCTGAAAATACCGTAAGCCGTGCCGCGCAGATCCGCTGGTGCGGTTTTCGCAATCATTGCCGCAAGCAGTCCCTGCGTCATTCCCATGTGCACGCCCCAGAGCGCGACGCCCAGAATGATACCTGTCCAGTGGGTCGTGAACGCCAGCACGATATCCGCAGCGATTAACACCACCAGCCCCCACTGCAACAGGCGGGTTTGACTCATCGCATCGGATAACTTGCCAAACGGATAGGCAGAAAGGAAATAGAGCAGATTCATGGCAACCATAACCAGCGGGATAAGGGCCAGCGGTACGCCTGACTGTTGCGCCCGAAGCACCAGAAAGGCTTCGCTGAAACGCGCGAGGGTGAAGACCGCCCCTAACCCGATAACCCACCAGCAGCCTTTACCCAGTCGCTTAAGATTCTCTTTGTTTACCGGGTTGCTCCGTTTACGTTCTACCGGTGTTTTTGGTTCATGCAGACCAAAGAAGAGCAGCGCAACGGCGAGCACCCCGGGGATCACCGCGACCCAGAAGATAGTGCGGAAATCATTATTCCACAGCAACATTAGCCATACTGCCAGAAGGGGGCCGATAAAAGCGCCGATCGTGTCCATTGACTGACGCAGGCCAAACGCTGCACCACGCAGTTCCGGTGGCGTAACATCCGCGACCAGTGCATCTCGTGGTGCTGCGCGTATCCCCTTCCCCACACGGTCGATTAATCGTGCACCTAAAATCATGCCGGACGACGAGGCTATTGCAAACAACGGCTTACTTAACGCCCCCAGCCCATAACCCAGCACGGCTAACCCTTTTCTTTTTCCGATGTAATCACTGATTGCCCCGGAAAAGATTTTGATAAACAACGCGGTGGATTCTGCCAGCCCTTCAATCAGGCCGATAAAAATCACGCTGGTCCCAAGCGTAGTCACCATAAACAGCGGCAACAGGCTATGGATAATCTCCGATGAGATATCCATCAGCATACTGACACCACCCACAACCCAGATCCCCTTTGGGATCCGGCTAAGCGTCGCAAACCGGGATAGCATTAACGTCTCCTGCTTTCAGTTGAACACCCATAGCGTTCGCAACAGACCACCCTTGAAATGAGAATAAATATCATCAATAAAAATAGCGACATAAAAAAAGCCAACCCGCAGGCTGGCTTTAGTATAGCGAATAGCGGCTTAATGCTTTTCGCGGTCACCCAGGAAAAAGATCCCCAACGGGATGGCGAGCAGAACAGTAAACACCAGGCTGTAAACGCAGATCATCGCTGATTGCAACACATACATGCTGGTCGTCCACTCGGAAAGTGGGATGTTATACTGCTCGATAACACCGACAATGGTTGCCCGCCCAACGCCTGCGGCAGCAATCATAAACACAACGAGCAGTGCCAGTAAAAATTTCCGGCCTTCAGGTGTTTTCAGTTTTGCGCGAACCATGTCTCTCTTTCCTTTACAGATGAACAACATTATTTAGCCGTAACACTAACACGATCTCCC